CTGGACTGATAAACCTAGCGTTGTTACTTTATGGGGTGATCAAACACCTGTAACCACTAATTGGACGGATAAATAAAATGGCATCATATCAAAAATTCAACCAGACTGTAGCTGATGTAAATAACAAAGTGCATAACATGGGCGCCGACACGTTAAAGTTTATGCTAACAAACACAGCACCAATCGCAACAAATAGCGTTAAAGCTAACTTAACTGAAATATCAGCGGGTAATGGGTATTCAGCAGGAGGTACAACTGTCGGCATTACAAGCTCATCACAAACAAGTGGTACATATTCACTAGTGCCAACAGCTGATGTTGTCTTTACTGCTTCAGGCGGCTCAATTGGCCCCTTTAGATATGTTGTTTTATATAACGACACACCAGCAAGCCCGCTAGACCCTTTGATTAGTTTTTACGATAGAGGCTCAAGCTTAACACTTGCTGACACTGAAACATTTACATTAGATGTACAGGCAACATTGTTTACAATGGTATAAATAAACTTAAGTCAATAACCTTTTAGGAGGACTGACAATGACAAAATCTAACGCAGGCAGACCAACAGTAATGACGGGTGATGTAATCCGCTTATTGGAGGCTGCCTTTTTAGTTGGTGCTACAGACTTAGAGGCTTGCGTTCACGCAGATATAAGTAAAACCTCACTATACGAGTACTGTCAAAAAAATGGCGAATTTGCGGAGCGAAAAGAGACACTTAAGAACCAGCCCACACTAAAGGCTAAGATGATCGTTAACGAAGCTTTGATAACTGGCGACTTAAATACAGCCCATAGAGTAATAGACCGCAAAGAAGGGACCAAAGTTAAGCAAGAGATAACCGGTCCTGCTGGTGGTCCTATTGAGTTAACTACATTCAACTTTATCCCTGTTGGTCCTAATGACTAGTATTGATATTAAATACGTTAAGAACCTTCATCCTATATTTACCAAACCAAAAAGAATAAAAATTATTGTAGGTGGTCGAGGCTCTACAAAGTCTACAGGCGTAGCTGACCTTGTTGCTGCTAAAATATCTAATGGTGAGTTAATATGTTGCGCAAGGGAGAATCAAAACTCTATCGAGGAATCAGTTCACCGAACAATACTTGATGAGATAAGCCGGTTAAAAATGGCTGGCTTTGAAGATACCAAAACATCAATCAAGCATACTAGCGGAGGTCGTACTTTTTACCGTGGACTAGCCAGGAACATAACATCTCTTAAATCTACATTGTCAGGCGTCGACCTTCTTTGGATTGAAGAGGGTGAGGATATATCAGCTAATACCTTAAGGGTCCTTACTGCTTCAGTTCGATTAAATGCCGAGGATACCGAAAAGCTTTTAGATGGTAATAAGCTTGAATCACAAGAGCAGCTTGATAAGTTGTTAGAAGAATCAGGGTTTAAGATGCCTGAGATAATCATAACAATGAATAGAGGGCGCAGAGATGGGGCAGTGGCAAAGAAGTGGCTTGTCAGGGCAGAGAAAGAGTTAAGCCGTTGCGGTTACTATGAAGATGACACTATCATGGTTGTTCAAATGAATTACACCGACATGCCTAAGTCATGGTTTATTGCTTCAGGATTAGAGATTGAGCGCTTAGATGATAAAGACAAACTATCTACAGCAGAATTTGACCATAAGTGGAATGGGTTTTATATGGATGAGGTAGAGAATTCAATAATTAAAGGCGAGTGGTTCGATGCTTGCGTTGACGCTCATAAAATCGAAAGATTAAAGAATGCTTTTGAGCCTCATGGTTGCAAGATAGCAGTACACGATCCATTCAATGACGGTGATGATGCTGGCGGCTATGTATTAAAGCACGGCTCTATAATCAGAAAGGTACGGTCCAAAACTAAAGGCGCTATTGATGAGACTTGTGATTGGGCCACGGACCATGCCATAAATGACGGGGCTGATTGGTTTGTATGGGATGAGGACGGAATGGGCGCAGGTTTAAAGCGTCAAATATCTGACAACTTCGCAGGTACAAAGATTAAGTATCATGGTTTTAGGGGCGGCTTGTCTGGCTCTGGTCAAGATAATGCAGAAAGTATCTATCAAAAGACCAATGATGATAAGGATAAGAAGCCAAAGACTTACAAGGAAACGTTCTTAAATAACCGTTCACAGTATTACATCGGCTTAGCGGACCTTATGTTTAATACTTACAAGTGCGTTGTTAGAGGGGAATATATTGACCCTGATAAAATGATAAGCTTTGATAGTGATGGCATAGATAACATGATTGACTTAAGGTCCCAATTAACGCGCATACCAAGAATACCAAACGGTAAAGGTTTGCAGCAGATAATGAATAAGAAGGATATGAAGTCAAACAAGATAGATTCACCGAACGAAGGTGACTGTGTCATGATGTCTTTATTCAAGCCACCAATCAAGAAGAAGCGCAAGAAGCTAGACTATGGAAGATCAAATGTCGTTTAACTAACGGGAGGTGATTATCTACAGAGTAAAAAGCCGCATCGATAGCGGCTTTTTTATTAGTTTACCACTGTAGCAACTTACCAATAATAAATAATGGCAGCATTACAGGCGAAGCAACCCAGCATTTAAAGTTTTCTTTTACTCCCTCACCATCAAATACAACATAATAAAAACATAGAAAAAACATAACCACATAACTAGTAACTATATAAGTAATCATTATTATTCTCCTAGCCTGTCGGCATTGTTAAAATACACACAACTATAACTATCAAGGCTGCTATTATTACTTTGCCCCAGAATGCGTTACTGCCTTTAACGTGGGCATCTAACGCCTCGCGTTGCTTAGGTTCTAAGTAAATGTTATCTAATAACTGCCTGACTATTTTCTTGTCTTTGGTGTCGTCAATATAATAACAAAGGTCTACACCTTCACCAGCCAAAAGCCAATCATTAGCCTCTTTTAGTGCGTGTCTATATAATTCTATTTCACTCATAATCAAACCCTCTTCTGTTTAAACGAAGCATTACCACCAGTACTATTGCCAAGAAACTTAGGCGCGGTGATAATCTTCTTAGCTTCACTGCCACACTTGCATTTAACTAGTGTAATCTGGTTGGTAACTAGCCTATCGAATACAGTGCCAGATTCTTGACACTCGAAGTTTTTAAATATTCTCATCTTCATCACTCCCAAATATATCTTTAAATGATTCTTCTAACTCTTTAGGTAGGCTCATCGGTAAAGCGCTCCGTATAATGCATTTTGCTGACGAATAGTTATACCTGCTGCACATTGCTGAGCTTGTAATGCTGCGTTAGATGCTGCCATTCCTGACATAAGTGACGTGGCAGTGTTGTTTATAGCGCCCATAGCACTTAACCCGCCTATAAGTGGGTTATTACAATAATCAAACTGTCGTGCTTGTTGCGCCTGAAACTGAGATGATCTTATGTGTTCAAGGCCATTACGGCGAATACCATCCATAAGAAGCGCATCTAAAGCATCAGGGTATTTGTTATTACCCCGTAGCTTTTCTGTTTTAACTTTAACCTTAACTAGTATCCTAGGCTTACTAGCGTAGACACTAATAAACCTTTGCTTCTTAGCGCCAAAGAACTTAAGTTGCTCTGCTAGTGCCTCTTTCTTTTTCCATTGCCAACCAATCATCACTTACTCTCCAACTCATCAATGAGCCTATTTAACATTGCATGACAATCATTGTCTTGCTTCTCATACCTGCGGTAACTACTAAGACTAAAACCCACTGACTTTAGGAACTCAGGCAAACTGTAACCCTTTGACTTGATTTTCTGTGTAGTGCTATTCATATAAACCCCTGTATTTGACATCAACTGACACTATATTAATACCATTTGACACTATAGTAAAGCATATTATGAATTGGTGTTAAACAGTGGTAAAATAGCTAAAACTAATTCCCTTTATCACCGAGCATTTATTAATGGCGAAAATGACAGATCCAGAGTTAGTCGCACTACTATCTCAAGCTAAAGAACAGGCCGCTATTTATAGTGGTGAGTTTATGCGTGAGAATACCAAATTCTTATCGGCATACTTAGCTGAGAAAACTGGCGAATTCGCAGCGACACCAAATCAATCAAGCGTTGTGTCTACTGATGTTGCTGATGTGGTTGATTCTGATATGCCTCCATTGATGCGTATATTCTACGGCTCAGGTGATGTGGTAACCTTTCAGCCTAACACTGAAAACCCTGCTGAAGTTCAAGAGGCAGAAGAAAAAACCAAATACGTTAACTGGATTATTCGCAATCAACCAGACTCATTTAAGATGTGGCATGATTGGCTTAAAGGTGCTGAGATTCAAAAGAACGGTGTTGTTAAGTATTTTATTGATGAACAAAAAGAAGTTGATGAAGAAAGATTTACCGGCGTTGACTTTGACGAGCTATCTTCAATAGTTGAAAGCCTTAACGATCCATCAGTTACCAAGTCAGAAATTACCGAGCAAGAAGAAACCTCTCCTGGTGTATGGGATTTAAAATTCAAAGTTACCCGCGAAACTAAAAAGGTCTGTATTCTTAATATACCGCCTGAATCATTCTTAATATCACGTAATGCTACCAGTGTTGAAGATGCTGAACTAGTTGGTGATAGAGTTAGAAAGACTCGCGGCGAATTATTAGCTGAAGGTTTCGACCGTGACTTGATTGATCAACTATCAACTGTTGATGAAGAAGATAACCGCAATTCAAATATTAAAGCAGTACGCGACCGTGACCAAGGCGGCAACAACCCAGAGGGCACGATTAATAACTGGGCTAGTCAGCATGTAGAAATATCAGACCTATACGTCAAGGTTGATTTTGATGGTGATGGTATCGCAGAACGCAGACACGTAATGATTTCAGGTAACAAGGTATTAGTAAACGAATACTTTAATCATGTACCTTACGCTTCACTATCTGCAATCTTAATGCCTCACAAAGCTATCGGTCGTAGTCGTGCTGAGATTACATATCAAACACAATTACAAAAAACTGCTTTAGTTCGTGGTATGAATGACAACATTTACATGGTTAACAATCCTCGTAATGTTGTGCATCCTGATGTTGATTTAGATGACCTATTAACGGTACGAACTAACGGCATTATTCGTTTAGATGATGACACTAAGATATTACCGCAAAACGCTGTAATGCCTTTGGTGATTCCTTATATCGGTGACCGTACATTACAAGTTATTCAGTACGTTGATGGGGCTAGAGCTGAATCCACTGGTCACAACCTTACCAATCAAGGGTTAGATTCTGATTCGATAGGTAGGGAAACAGCCACACGCTTCGATGGCATCGAGGCTAAAGGCGATGAAAAGATGGAATTGATCGCCCGTAACTATTCTGAAACTGGTGTACGTAAACTATATGAGGGTATCGCTTGGTTAGTATCACGGTTCCAAGACACACAAACAGAGTTCATGGTATTAG